AGGCGACCTACAAAGCCATTCTCGAACAGCTCTGTCGCAAAATCAAATCTGCGTCAGAACTTGGAGAACGTTCTTTATTTTTGACAATTCCGCCATTTACCATTGGGTACCCTGCGTACGACATTGACAGTACGACCGTGTACATTCAGCGTCAGTTGGGACGGCTGGGCTACAAGGTGATCAAGGTGGCACAGGGTACAATGGGTGTCAGTTGGGGTGACACGAAACCCAAGGGGCCAGTCATCATTGATCACTCTGTTGAAGAAGAGTCTACAAGAAGCATTTCATTGCCGTCGCTTGCAAACTTACAGAAAACAGCTGCGAAATTGCGTGGAAAAAAGTAGTTATTTGGACTTGGACGATGCAACTGCGGCAATTCCTATAGGAATGACGAGGAGTATCCATAACCAATTCATGGATGAATCGGACTCCTCTGGTGCCGCTGGTGCCGCTGGTCCAGGTATCGAAGGCGTTGTAACACCCTGAGTCAGAGAACTTGTACTAACATCTGAAACCACTGGAAGTGTTGGAGCTGTCACACCGTTTATTAGATTTTCCAAACCAGTCACTCGAAACGTCGGGAAAGTGACCCCATCGAGCAAACTTTGTGTTGCACTGAGGTCCATTACTATTTATCAGGAATTAATAACGACGGTGGTGAGTTCACCTGCTCCAGAATCTTGACTTACCTGAGCTTCACGTATGTTTGTTGCGAGTTTAGTTGCAGCTGTCGTGACTTGTGTCGTAAACGTTTGTTTATCGGCTGCAGAAACACCCGCCCATCCCTCTGTAAGTTTTGCACCGACTGCAGACATGATTGTACCCACAAAGTTTGTCTGCCAAATCTGTTTGAGGTCATCTGGAAGTACTCTGAACTCTGCCAGGTCCATGATGCTAAGCGGACTGGATGCAACATAGAACTCACGAATAACAAACAGTTTGATAAACATGACGACGACAAGGATCCAGAGGGCGATACGTTCGTAATCGATATGCATTATATGTAAATAGCTTACGAAAAAAAACCCGCTAACATCAATGGGCGTGGAAAACGTTAATCAGTGTGTCGCTACTAGGCACGCCATTCATTCAGAATTTTGTTAAGTTTTCCGACCGGCATATTGTTTCTAAAAACGCTGTCGTATGGATGTTTCCCGGTGTTGTGCACAAATCCTAATTTGTTACGCACGATCTGAGTACTTATCGGAACTGGTACTTTGGACATGAAGTTTTTATTTCCCTCAAGTCTCAAGCTTCGCGCCTTGTTTAATGACATACCCATTTTGTTAGCAACCTGTTGAAGTATAAGATTCTCCTTGTTGCTTCCGCGATGCGTCACCCTCTTGGCTCCGCCGTGTATTGCCGCGCGTGTAGCCAACGCTCTTATAAAAGTCCCGTATTTTTTGTTAGATTTTCTGAAGTTAGGTTCAGTCCCTCCACTTGCGATATATACTTCAGATGTACCGGGCCGAAATGCAATCTTGAGATTGGCAGCGAGTTTCTGTTCACCATTCTTAACACCGGCAACATATATATTGGTCGTGTTATTTCTATTTTTAATTCTGATACGTTCGGGATCAAACGATCTGAGATAATTCACAATCTTATTTCTGTCCATTAACAATTATATATAGACTGATGAAAAAAGTGCGCGAGTCTTGCACAAAAAAATAAACCCGCTAACATCAATGGATTCGACTGCTATCCTGGTCGAGGCCGAACGCAAGTTTATGATCAAGCTGTGTAACGCCATGACTCCAGTGATGATTGATGCCTTTTACGAGATGTACAAAAAGGCGATCGAGGTGTCCAAGGGTCGTCAGACGCTCATTCACTACCAGACGCTGCTCCAGGAGGTGCCTCACTGGAACAACACGATCGGGAAGCAGCACGCGGACGCCATCATCAAGTCATGCTCCATGTTTCCCAACCTGCTCGCGGCAGTGTTTGTCATTTCAGTTAAGATCATGTCCGCCGTGCGTATTTCATCAGACTCGAAAAAGATTAACATCAAGCTGCCATCCAATGACGTGTTCGTGCACTCGTGCTACATCGCCGCAGCCAAGAGTCTGTATGAGGATCCGTACGTCGTCGTGGACAAAATGTCCGACCAGGACCGTCGTATCAAGATGGGCGCGCGATTCACCGAACTCATCAAGGAGGTGGTTGATGATTTTATTCCGGTACAACAGATCCTTGATACATACATTCCCAACTTTACAGGTGACCTCGACATGGGTGGTAATAACGAAGACCCCACAGACCCCGCCGACCCTGAAATGAACGAGGAAGAAGAGGCGACACCGGTTGCGACGCCGTTGCCCGACGCAGAGGAGGCAGGAACGCCAGCTGCGCCAGAGGCGGGGACGCCGGCGCCAGAGGCGGGGACGCCGGCGCCAGAGGCGGGGACGCCGATGCATGAGGATTTCCCTGAGCCCGGCCGTCCAGCTCTTTCCACTATGACTACGACTAAACAGGTCCCAGTCAAAGTTCACCACGAGACGTTGTTCGACGACGCACCCGACAAGTAAACACCACAGACAGTCAAGTCGCTTCGCGACTTGGTGTAAAAATTCTCAACCTACAGTAGATGGCTGACCACTACTTTCGTGAGCCTATGAGCGCAGCTCTGATTGCAGCCGCTGCTACTGTTGCATATATTCACATTCGATCATCCTTGAACAATGAAAAGGCTCTCCCCAACTCGGCATATTTCAAGCCAGCATTCCTCGTCGGTTTGCTCGTGTACATCATCGTTCACCAGGGGAGCGGACATCAAGAAACGATTTCAACCACGCCTTTTAGGGCTTAAGTCCACAGGAACGTAGTTCCCCCGTCCGCCGTGAACATGTGGTAGGCAACAACGGGCTTCGCCCGTTGGACTTTAGGGCTTAAAGTAAACACTGTATAGTTTCTCAATGGCGACCACGACTAACGCTTTCAACGACATGATGCAGCAGTTTCTTGACGAGCTTGTTCTCACGTTCCCCAATGAGAAGAAGCTGGTAAAGTACCAGAACACGTTTGTGCTCCTGCGTAAGGCGAATCAGAAGAAGCCCATGAAGGAGTTTATGGAGACTGTTGGTCCTTTTGCAAACCACTTGATGCAGAAGGATGAGGAGTTTTTCCAGACGCATGCTTCAGAGGTGCCATTTCTGAACGATCTGGACATTCCTCGTCTGTGGAACTCTGAACTGTCCGAGGCGACGAAGAATGCCATCTGGCAGTACCTTCAGACGCTGTACATTCTCGGTACGACCATCTCCGCTCTTCCAGCCGAGACGCTCAACATGATCGAGTCTGTAGCTCAGAAGTGTGCCAGCCAGCTCCAGGATACAGCAACTGGCCCCGATGGTACCATCGACGAGGCGGCTCTGATGAACAGCATGAATGGTCTGATGTCATCTCTGCTCAAGGGTGGTAAGGGGGGTCCTCTGATTTGAAAAAGTAAGTCCAGTCGGCGTCCAAGGCCCCTTGGACTAAAAATCTCTGTATAAAATAGACGATGACGATTGACCTGCGTGACCTTATTGCGAAAGAACAATTGCTCGATTTTTGGCCCACTGGTCGTCAGACGGCCGAGCAGCGAGTGCTCGCAACGACGCGTTTCGTCGTGTACGCCGTCGTGCTCACTTATCTCATTCGCCGCGATGCGCGCATTGTTGCTCTAGGTGCACTTGTCATTGCTGCTCTTTATGTACTGTACAACATGAATATGATTCCAGACGGTAAGCGTGTCGTGTCGACGGGTCCAAAGGCGATGAGCGGTATGCGTATGCCCACGCGCGATAATCCCATGGCAAACTATCTGCTCGGCGACGACCCGAGCATCGCGCAGCAGGCTCCATGGTACCCGACGATGAAGGAGGAGGTTCAGAACGAATGGAAGTCGATCCATCCATTCGAGCGTAAGCGTGATGCCGAACGCAATTTCTACACGACGGCTGTATCAACTTGGCCCAATGACCAGGCGGCATTTACAAATGCTGCGTTCGGGAAACCGTTTGCCCCCATGTGCCGCGATGACCCAGCGTCATGCAACCCCGACGGTCCATATGCTCGTGGACCAGAGACGGTACAGCTTCGTGGTGGCAATGGACGGTAGACAATGGGCCGATAAAAATCTCACCTACAATTAATATGCCGAGCAGCGTGCTTCAGCCCGGCCTCCTCATGGTTGAGGAGGGAATGTACTTTGGTCCCAAAAACACCAACTACGAGGTTATGGTCATGACGGACGACGCTCTGCGCTCCCAGATGACGTCCCGCAATAATAAGTACTACGCCGACAAGCCGTACGACTTCCCAGAGCTGTACATTGACAAGCCAGTGAACAAGTTCATGACATGGGACCCGACCAGCACGTACGCAACGTACCAGTCGATGTCCTACGCGAAGCGCTACCCCACTGACAAGTAGACGTCAGGAGCCCGTTGGATAAAAAATAGCATCTAACTAATAGATGGACCCTTTCAGTCTTGCCGCCGTTGTCGGTCTGGTTTTTGCCGGAAAGAAACTCAGCGACGTCAAGGAGGAGCAGGCTGTAATGCCTTCGAAGCAGCCAGAACAGGTTTCAAAGTTTGATTTGATTCAGTACAATTATCCTCAGAATGTTGACAATGGACTCGACCCATTGAATACTGAGCCCAACACAGGACGTGGGTTTTCAGGCGGGTTCCGTCTTCCACCAAAGGATATAGCACCGAGCTTTGCAGATGTTGTGCCAAACGGAACTCGTTTCCCGTTCGGTCAGCCCGTGTACCAGACGGACGGAAGCCGCGAGCCAGTCACGAACAAGATGAACAATGTAACACCTGCAGACAAGAAGTACGTCGGGCGTGGTCTCGGTCTGTCAGCAGACACACCTGCGTCGGGTGGTTTCCAGCAGTTTTTCCGCATTCTGCCCAACAACATGAATGAGGAGCGTCTGACGACTCTGTCCGGTACATGGGGCGGTCCAGCCAATCCCGTCATCAAGAATGGCGGGACGACACTGGGTGCCATTTCTCACCCCGCCAAGCTGTCCAAGACGACGGCAAACTATCAGCCTATGCAGACGCGCGGTCAGGGGCAGGGTGGCGCAATCACTGCACCAGAGGGTCGCCCGGATTTTCAGAAGACACGTCGGACGACGAACCGCCAGGAGACGGGGCTTCGCGCGGATGGTCTCGAACTGGGTCCAGGTCAGTACATGGTCGCAGAGGCGTACGGGTCTGCATACAACGACCCGATGCGTTGGTCGAAGAACCGCGTCAACCCCGACCGCGCAGGAAACGGCGGGCGCATGAACGTGCGCGCCGACCCAGTTGGTGCCGGTGGTGCCAACACAAACACCCGCCTCGAGGCGGGTGCGCTCCCAGTTCGCCCAGCCGATGCAAGCCGTGGGTCTCGCTACCTTCCAAACCAGTACGATCGCCTCAATCTGTTCAAGGGACAGAAGGATTTCCGCTCAACAGCAAACAATCAGGGGTTGGGGTTGGCGACGAACGTGCTCAAGGGCAACCCATTTGCACACTCGTTCAGTGTCAAGGCTGAAACCGGTACCCCGCTCGTTCAGCCTGTAAATTAAGTTTGGTAAGACTAAAGATGCAAATCTGGAAGTGGCTACTTATGCTCGGACTTTTGTTTTTGATTACATATAATCCATCACGAGGTGGGGGAAAGATGATGAATTTTTTTACGAGCGACTCAGTAGGAGGGAATGACTTCCCCGCAAGAGCAGCCATGTCGGGAGAGGCACAAAAGTATAGCGATTCCGGTGACGACGATCAACAATAAGCAGTATATGCTTATTGTTCACGATCGCCGGTACCAGGAGTGGACGTTCGTCACAGGAGGGTGTCGACGTCGTGAGGTGATTAACCCCCTGCGATGTGCCGTCCGTGAACTCGAGGAGGAGACTCGAGGAACTATCAACCTGAAACGCGGTGCGTATTCATATTTTCAGTTTGCAACCAAGTACAAAGGTCCAGGAGATTCAGAGGCTGACATCGAAGATGATGTCACCAGCATTTACCACGTCTACGTAATCGATTTGCCAATGACGGCGCATGAACATACGTACATCGTTCGGCGATTCAACGAGGAGAAATCCAAGATGGAGAATCGCCAAACGTATTTTCGTAAAAACTATGACGAAAACGACAAGGTGGAATTTGACACACTCGAAGGAATCACGGGGCGTGATAACCTGTGGGACATGATACGGACCCACGTCATCACAAACCCAGATTTTCACGAAGCCCTTTCCTCGACCCAGCGTACAAATTTTTATTTCAGGAGTTGAAAGGTCAGTGACCTTTCAGCGTCAGAATACACGTGTGAAAATATTGACAACCATCAGAACATGACAAAGTCAAAGCGTATGTTTGCAGAGATGCTCGTCCAGGCGCGAGGGTACGGTGACGTCGACGAAATTGCAAAGACAA